CAGGTATTGGTGGTGCGTTAGCGGGTAGGGGTGCGGATTTGTTTATTATTGATGACCCGCATTCAGAGCAAGACGCTATGTCTGATAAAGCAATGGAAGAAGCTTACGAATGGTTTATGGCGGGACCTCGTCAGAGGCTACAGCCTGGAGGTGCAATCGTAATTGTAATGACACGTTGGTCTAAGAAAGATTTAACGGGAAGGTTAATCAAGAAGATGACTCAGGACGAAGGAGCGGACCAATGGAAATTAATTGAGTTCCCTGCAATTCTACCTAGTGGTAAATCCCTTTGGGAAAATTTTTGGTCGTTAGAGGAACTGAATACGATAAAGGCTTCCGTTAGTCCGTCGAAATGGGCTTCACAGTACATGCAAAGACCAACAGGTGAGGGTATATCGATTATTCCTAAAGAATGGTTTAAGACTTGGGAAGAAGAAAAGCCTCCTTCATGTGAATACATTATTCAAAGTTACGATACAGCATTTTTAAAATCCGAAAGAGCTGACTTTACGGCTATAACCACTTGGGGTGTTTGGTACCCAGAAGGAAAAATAGGTGAGGAAAGCTATAAAGGTGGGGAAGCACACTTAATTTTGTTAGACTGTATTAAAGAACGTTTTGATTTTCCTGAATTAAAAAACGAAGCGTTACGTTTATTTGATTATTGGAATCCTGATACGGTAATTATTGAAGCGAAGGCGAGTGGGATTCCGTTGGTTCAGGAACTACGCAGAATAGGTATTCCCGTAAACACTTTTTCTCCAGGAAAAGGGCAAGACAAGATTGCAAGACTAAACGCAGTCAGCCCAATTTTCCAAGACGGTAGGATTTGGGTGCCTGATAACAGGTGGGGGGAAGAATTAAAAGAAGAAGTTTCCGATTTTCCAGGAGGCGAGAACGATGACTTGGTAGACGCTACAACATTGGCTTTAGCAAGGTTTAGAGAGGGAGGCTTTTTGACCCTAAGTAGTGATTACGAAGACGAATTTGATTACCCGAGAACGCAAAGGGTTTATTATTAATGAAATAAGTAGTAGAGTTTGTATATATGGCTATAGAGAGACAACCATTTTCTGTTATTCCAGGAGCAGAAGAAGACATCGAACTGGAAATTGAGCAACCTGAAATGCTTAATCCACAAAACACGGAAGTATTTTTAGCAGAGGACGGTTCTGCCACAATAGGGTACGATCCCGCCCAACAAATCAATTTAAAATTTGGGGAAAATATAGCCGAAGCTTTAGAAGATAACCAATTACAAGAAATTGCTTCCGAATTAATTGATTCTTATGAAGATGATTTAAATTCTAGGGACGATTGGTACACAACCTTTAGTAAGGGTTTAGATTTATTAGGAGTTCGTGGCGAAGACAGGTCACAACCTTTCGAAGGTGCGTCAGGAGTTCACCACCCAATACTTTCTGAAGCCGTAACACAGTTTCAATCCCAAGCTTATAAAGAATTATTGCCTGCTGGCGGACCAGTAGACGTAGAAGTGCTTGGAGTTACCAACGACGCTAAGTTAGAAAAGGCAAATCGTGTTAAAAACTTCATGAATTACCAAATAACCTACAAAATGGAAGAATACGACCCAGAAATGGATCAATTATTGTTTTATTTACCGTTATCTGGTTCCGCGTTTAAGAAAATTTACTACGATCCGTCTTTAGGAAGGGCAACTGCACGATTTATTAAAGCGGAAGACTTAGTTGTTCCGTATTACGCCGTAGATTTACTTACCGCACCAAGAATTACGCACTCCATGTACATGACGGAGAACGAATTACGCAAATTACAGATATCTGGTTTCTACCGAGACGTTTCTATGGGGGATCCAGGAACAATTAACACATCTGAACTAGATGATAAGATAGATGAGCTAGAAGGTTTGTCCAGAACTTCAAATAATGAAGAATACACCTTATTAGAGATGCATGTTGATTTAGATATCGAAGGTTTTGAAGACGTAGGTGCTAATGGGGAAGAAACAGGTATAGCGTTGCCTTATATTGTAACAATTTGTAAAGACACTAACGATATTCTGGCAATCCGTCCAAATTATGATCCTAATGATCCGATGCGTAAAAAGATAGAGCATTTTACTCATTTTAAATTTTTACCAGGATTAGGATTTTACGGATTTGGCTTAATTCACATGATGGGTGGTTTAACTAGATCCGTTACTGCGATATTAAGGCAATTAATTGACGCGGGGACTCTTTCCAATCTACCTGCTGGTTTTAAGTCTCGAGGGTTGAATATTCAAAAACATGATGACCCATTACAACCAGGAGAGTGGAGAGATGTTGACGTTCCAGGAGGAAGATTGTCAGATTCCTTCCTTCCGTTGCCTTATAAAGAACCAAGTGCAACATTAACGAATTTATTAGGAGTTTTAATCGATTCTGGTAAACAGTTCGCCGCGACGGTAGAACAACCAACAGGCGACGGTAATTCTGAAGCCCCAGTAGGAACTACTGTCGCCCTTTTGGAAAAAGGTCAAAGAGTTATGTCTGCGATCCATAAAAGATTGCATTACGCTCAAAGACAAGAATTTAAAATTCTAAAAAGGGTGTTTGGTGAGTTCCTTCCCCCTGAATATCCGTATCAGGTGCAAGGTGCTTCTCAAAGTATTTTCCAAGAAGACTTTGATAACTCTGTAGACGTACTCCCTATAAGTGACCCTAATATATTCAGTATGACTCAAAGAATTGTACTTGCTCAAACACAATTACAAATGGCGCAAGCAGCACCTGAGTTACATGACTTAAAAGAGGCTTATCGCAAAATGTATCTTGCTTTAAACATTAAAGACATAGATGCAATATTACCAAGAGAAGAAGAAGTTCCTCCAAGAGACCCAATTAGTGAAGAACAAGCCGCATTAACTGGAAATCCGATAAAGGCTTATGAATTCCAAAACCATGAAGCATATATTGCAGCGCATAGTGCATTTTTACAAAATCCGATGGTTCAACAAAATCCATCCGTAATGCAGGCGATAGGTGCAAATATTCAAGAGCACCAAGCCATGTTATATAGAATTCAAATTGAACAAGCACTTGGTCAACAGCTTCCACCATTAGATCAAGAACTACCGCCTGAAGTGATGAATGAAATAGCTGTTGCGGCGGCAGAAGCTACACAAGTAGTTACAGGTCAAGCACAAGCAATGGCACAAGCAATGCAAAACCCTGATCCACAAAGACAGATGTTTGAACAGCAACTACAATTAGAAAAAGACCAGTTAATGCAGAAAGAACAAAAAGATGCGCGTGATAAAGAAGTTGAGTTAATGAAGGCTGATCTTGATGCACAAATAGAACGCGAGAAAATGCAGGCGGATCTTCAGGTTGAAGATACGAAAGCAGCAATCGATTTACAAGAACTGGAGATGAAGAATCAAAGGGATCTTGAAAAGAACTATACAGAACTGGTTAAAACAGTAAAAGAAACTAGAAAACAAAATGGAGAAAACTAATGCGTGATTATTACGGAAACGATAAGTACCCGTCTCCTTCCCCTAAGAAAACTAAGGCAGCCCCTAGTTTTCCTACTGTGAAGGATGATACAAAAACAAAATCTGTAGAAGCAGGGTATTGCTTAGACGAACCTGAAAAGGCGAAAGTAAAAGCTGCTTACGGACAGACTAAAGGACTTCTTTGGTATAGATCTATTAAGTAATTAATGGACTTTATCCAACTAATGGAGCATTTGCTCCAAAAATTACGAAAGAGGAAAGAAGATCTTTCGCAAACACTAGCTACTGGTGGAGTTCAGGATATTGAACAATACCAGAGAATAGTTGGTGAAATAGCGGGTTTGAATATAGCGGAGCAGGAAATTCAAACCTTAAACTCAAATATGGAGGACATAGATGACTGACACTGTTCCAAATCGAGTTGACAATTTTGGCAGTAAAGGTGAAGACCCTGTTCAAGAAGAACAAGAGCCTACACTTACTGTTGAGACATTAGACTCGCACACGGAAAAATTACCGCACCCCACAGGATATAGGATATTAATCCTTCCTTTTTCTACACCATCAGTAACAAAGAGTGGCATACACTTAGCTAAACAAACAGTTGATAAGGAAAGGTTAGCAACTGTTGTAGGTTATGTTGTTAGACTTGGACCTGATGCCTATGGAGACACAAATAAGTTTCCAGACGGTGCTTGGTGTAAAGAGGGAGATTGGGTTATATTTGGTCGATATGCAGGAGCTCGTTTTAAAATAGAAGGTGGCGATATGCGTCTTTTAAACGATGACGAGATTTTAGCAGTTATTGACAATCCTGAGGATATATTATCATAAACGTGGAGAAGACCATGCAAGAAGAAGCAGAAAAAATAGAATTGGAACTTCCTGAAGGGGAAGTCGATATTCGAGAAGCTGATGTAGACGATTCAATATCATCTGCACCAGAAGAAACACAGGTGGAAGAAGTTAAAACTTCTTCTGATGAAGAACTAGATAAGATTAGCGAAAGCGTTCAAAAGAGAATTGATAAGCTAACTTATAAAATGAGGGAGGCTGAAAGGCAACGAGATGAAGCTGTAAGTTATGCACAAAACATTCATACAGATAATTCTCAGTTAAAAGAGAAATTAAAAAATTCAGACTCTTCCCTTTTCAAAGAGTACGACAATAGGGTACAATCGGATCTTGAAAGAGCGAAATCCACTTTAAAGGAAGCTCAAGAACAAGGAGACGCCGATGCAATTGCTAGTGCAACAGAACAACTTTCAAGGAGTGCAGCCGAAGCTGAAAACCTTAGAAGGCTTTCTGCGCAACAGCAAGCTAGGAAAGTTTCTAATGAACAAGAATATGTCGAAGAAATACCAAACTTTACCCAACAGGCGAGTCCAAACCCTCAACCAGACCCTAAAGCAGAAGCTTGGGCTGAAAAGAATGAGTGGTTTGGAAATGATCAGGCTATGACATACGCAGCGTTTGGTGTACATAGACAACTTATAGATGAGGGAGTAGACCCTAATACTGAAGATTACTATAATAAAGTAGATCAAAGGATTAAGGAATATTTTCCTCAAAAGTTTTCCAATGAGCAACCTGCTCCCGTGCAACAGGTTGCAGCTTCTAGCAGAGGTGCTACAGGCAAGAAAAATGCGCGCAAAATAAAACTCACACCAAGTCAGGTGGCAATAGCTAAAAGACTTGATGTGCCATTAGAAGAATATGCAAAACATATTGAGCAAGGAGTATAAACATGACAGAAGAAAATAATCAAGTCACTGACCGAAACTCTAGGTCTGCAGAGACACGAGAAACTCAAACTCGCAGAAAACCTTGGCAACCCCCGTCTATGTTAGACGCACCCCCAGCTCCTCCTGGATATCAACACAGGTGGATCCGTGAAGCTGTTAGAGGACACGACGATAAATCTAATATGTCTAAACGTATTAGAGAAGGATATGAGCCCGTGAGAGCGGAAGATTATCCTGATTTCGAAGCTCCTACAATAGAAAACGGAAACAGGGCTGGCGTAATTGGGGTAGGAGGTTTAATCCTCGCTAAAGTTCCAGTTGAAACCGCTGATGAAAGGAACTCTTATTTTCAACAACAAACAAGAGACCAATTAGAGAAAGTAGGCTATAACTATATGCGAGAAAGCGACCCTAAGATGCCTATTAAAGATAGTGATATCCAAAGGTCATCTAAGGTTCAATTTGGTAGTCGACCCAACAGAAATGATGAGTCGTCTTAATAATAATTATTTTATATAGAGGTATATTATGGCTAATACAGACAAACCTGATGGGTTTACGCCAGCATACCACATGTATGGAGGAGTTATTAGACCTGCTCGTATGAGAATCGCTAGTGGTTACGGAACTGCTATTTATAGTGGCGACGTAGTTACTCTTGCAAGTGGTTACATCAATCAGGCAGGTGCTACTAGCACCCCCGTAGGTGTGTTTTATGGCGTGTATTACAATGCATCCGACGGCACTCCAACTTTTTCTAAAGTTTGGACTGCTTCAACTGCTACACAGGGTAGCGCAGATGCCGAAGCTTTGGTTTACAGCGATCCTGGTATCGTTTACGAAGCTCAATTTACAGCAGGAACTCCTGC